GGTGTTTCGCGACCGCGGACGGGGGCTAGCGTGAAGAAAATCAAACCGCCCAACTGAGAACGGTTCGCAATAGGCATGACAGCAGACGCCAGCCTCACCATCGCGATGGCCAAGCGGATCGAATTGTGGCCGTTAGAGCGCCTGAAGCCCTACGAACGCAACGCAAGGACGCACAGCGCCGAACAGGTGGCGCAGATCGCGGCGTCGATCGTGGAGTTCGGCTTCACCAATCCGATCCTGGTGGATAGCCACGACGGGATCATTGCCGGGCACGGCCGCCTTATGGCCGCGACGGAGCTGGGGCTGAAGACGGTGCCGGTGGTGGTGCTCGACCACCTGAGTGAGCGGCAGCGGCGGGCCTATGTGCTGGCTGACAACCAGCTGGCGCTGAACGCGGGCTGGGACACCGACTTGCTGCGCTCAGAGCTGCAGGATCTGGCGGAGCTGGACTTCGATCTGAACCTGATCGGCTTTAGCGATGACGAGCTGGCGGACTTGCTGCCCGAGATTGAAAAGCTGGCGCCCGAGGAGCTGGGCGACGCTGACGCGGTGCCCGAGCCACCGGCTGAACCGATCACCAAGCCGGGGGATGTGTGGCTGCTGGGAAAGCATCGTGTGATGTGCGGGGACAGCACATCGCTGACTGAGGTGGAGCGGCTGATGGGCGGAAAGAAGGCGGACATGGTGTTCACCGACCCGCCGTATGGCGTGAGCTACACCGACAGCCTTGGGCGAAGCATCAAGAACGACGAGCTGACCGATGGTGATCTGCAAAAGTTTCTCAGAGACGCTTTTGTTTCTGGAGTGGCTGTCTGCGCGTCGGATTGCCCTTGGTATGTTTGGCACGCAGATCGTTTCACCACTGAATTTGTTGCCGCCTTGAAAGAAGCTGGCCTCAGAGTGCGACAGCAAATCATCTGGGTTAAAGGTGAAGGCCGCGAAGGAACTGCGGAAGTTGCAGCACCGGCGATTGGCGGAGCCCATTACAGGTTTCTGCACGAGCCATGCTGGTATGCGTCTCTTGGCACGCCTTACAACGCCGGCGACCGCAAGACAACAACCGTCTGGACGGTGAGCCGGCCGACCACCGGCACGGTCCACCCGACGCAGAAGCCCATCCCCTTGATCGAGATTGCTCTGGACAACTCCGCCAAGGGCAAGGCCTTGGTGCTCGACCTGTTCGGTGGCTCTGGCAGCACGCTGATCGCCTGTGAGAAGACCGGCCGCCAGGCGCGCCTGATGGAGCTTGATCCCCGGTATGTGGACGTGATTGTGAAGCGGTGGCAGCAGTTCACTGGCAAAACCGCCAAGCTGGAAGCGACTGGCGAACCGTTTCCTGAGGACGCATGAACCTGCGGGAATACGCGCAGAGCCGCGGGGTCGAGTACACGCAGCTCAGCAAGTGGGCCGGCCAGGGTCGGTTCACCGGCGACGCGTTGCGCAAGGATGGCCGGGCGTGGCTGGTGGCGGATCCGCAGGAGCTGGACCGGCAAGTGGCGGCGGCCAAGAGCCCTGACCGCGGCGGCCGAGGTGGTGCGCCGCCGATCGACCAGGCGCTGCAGCAGCAGCAGAACCAGGCTGCGGCCATCCCGTCGTTTGCGCAGTCGCGCGCGATCCGCGAGGCTTATGCGGCGCGGCTGACGCGGCTGGAGTTTGACCAGAAGAGCGGCCGCCTGGTGGACAAGGCCGAGCTGAAGATGAAGCTGGCCAAGCTGCACATGGCGGTGCGCGACAGCCTGCGCACCATTCCTGACAGGGTGGCGCCTATCGTGGCGGCCGAGACGGACCAAGCGAAGATCCACGCGATGCTGCTGAAGGAGATCGGGCAAGCCTTGGAGGGCTTGAGCAGTGCCATCAGCGATTGACGAGCTGCTGCAGGTTTGCCGCGACGCGCTGCGGTTTGAGGCTGATCTGACGGTGAGCCAATGGGCCGATGGCCACCGGGTGCTGTCAGGCAAGGCCAGCGCGGAGCCTGGGCCGTGGCGAACGGATCGGACGCCGTACCTGAAGGAGGTGATGGACTGCCTGAGCACGACCAGCCCGGTGCAGCGGGTGGTGCTGATGGCTGGAGCGCAGTTGGGGAAGACAGAAGGCGGCGCCAACTGGCTTGGGTATGTGATTGACCATGCGCCTGGTCCGATGTTGATGGTGCAGCCGACCGTGGACATGGCGAAGCGGCTCAGCAAGCAGCGGCTGGAAAACCTGATCACCGAAACGCCGGTGCTGCGGGACAAGATTGCGCCGGCGCGCAGCCGCGACAGCGGCAACACGATGTTCAGCAAGGAGTTCCCCGGCGGGATGATGATCCTGACTGGGGCAAACAGCGCGACCGGCCTGCGATCGACGCCGTGCCGCTACATCTTCCTCGATGAGGTGGATGCGTTTCCGAGCGACGTGGACGGCGAGGGCGACCCGGTGACCTTGGCCGAGCGTCGAAGCACGACGTTCAGCCGGCGGAAGATCTTCATGACCTCGACCCCGACGGTGAAGGATTTCAGCCGGATCGAGTCGGAGTACCTGCTGAGCGACCAGCGGCGGTTTTTCGTGCCGTGTCCCTGCTGCAACGCGATGCAGTGGCTGAAATGGCCGCAGATGAAATGGCAGGACAACGAGCCCAGCACGGTGCGCTACCAGTGCGAGGCGTGCGGTGAGCTGTTCAGCGAAAGCCACAAGACGCGGATGCTGACCGCCGGCGAGTGGCGCCAGACCGCGCCGGGTGACGGCAAGACCGCCGGGTTCCACATCTCATCGCTCTACAGCCCGCTTGGATGGAAAAGCTGGGAGGAGGTGGTTGAGGATTTCCTGCGCAGCAAGGGCGACGCGCCGCGGTTGAAAACTTGGGTCAACACCGTGCTCGGCGAGACGTGGGAAGAGGATTACGCCAGCAAGGTGAGCGCTGATGCGCTGCTGCAGCGCTGCGAGGCGTATGCGTCTGGCCGGCTGCCGGAGGGCGCGCTGGCGGTGACGATCGGCGTGGACGTGCAGGGCGGCGGTGGATCCGCGGGTGATCGCTTGGCGGTGAGCGTGTGGGCTTGGGGCCGCGAGGAGGAGGGCTGGCTTGTGGATCACCAAGAGATTCACGGCGACCCATGCCGGCCGGAGGTGTGGAAGCAGCTGGACGTGCTGGTGCTGCATGAATGGGAGCACGCGAGCGGGGCGAAGCTGCGGGCCGATGTGGTGTGCGTGGACAGCGGCGGTCACGCGACGGCGGAGGTTTATCAGTACGCGCGGGAGCGGCAGGCGCAGGGTGTGATCGCGATCAAGGGCCAGAGCGTGCGTGGCAAACCGCCGATCGGCAAGCCGGGCCGGGTGGACATCAACGCGAAGGGCCAGACACTGAAGCGCGGCGCGCAGGTGTTCCCGGTTGGTGGCGACACGATCAAGACCACGCTGTTCGGCCGGCTGAAGCACAACGAACCGGGGCCGGGCTACCTGCACTTTCATGCGCAGACCGGATCCGAGTACTTCGAGCAGCTGACGGCAGAGAAACAGGCGCTGCGGTACGTGAAGGGCTTCCCGGTGCGGGAATGGGTCAAGAAACCAAGCGCGCGGAACGAGGCGCTGGACTGCATGGTGTACGCGTACGCGGCGGTACATCGCCTGTATCAGCGGTTTGATCGGAGAACGATCTGGGACCAGCTGGAGAAACGACTGCAGAAGACGGATGCCGCGCCGCGCAAGCCGCGCCTAAGATCGGAGAAAGCCGCGGCGTCGGCGTTCGTTCGCAACTGGTGAGGCCGTGAACATCCCCGCGCAAATCCGAGCCGGTGACACGGTGAAGTGGCGGGATGATGCCGGCCGCGACAACTTTGGCAACCCGGTCAGCAGCGGCGACGGCTGGGCGCTGTACTACTACCTGCGCACCAACACGGCGAACGAAGGCGCAACGGTGACGGGTAGCGCGTTCGGCAACGGGTGGGAGTTTTCGATCTCGCAGGCAACGAGCGCCGGCTTTGATGCCGGCCAGTGGTACTGGCAGGCCGAGGCACGCAAGAGCGGCGAGCACATCACGCTGGGCGCCGGGCAGCTTGAGGTGCTGCCGGGCCTGAACTATGCGGGCAGCCCCGGCGCGTTTGATGGGCGCACGCAATCGCAGAAGGACCTCGACGCGGTGCAGGCCGCGATCCGCGCGATGATTTCGGGCGGCGCGGTGGCCGAGTACACGATCGGCAACCGGAGGTTGAAGAAGCTGGAGATGGCCGATCTGCTGGCGCTTGAATCGAGCCTGAAGGCGTCGGTGAAGCGCGAGCAGGCCGCGCAGCTGCAGGCCAACGGCCTCGGCAACCCCCACAACCTCTTTGTGCGCTTCTGATGGGCATCCGATCCTCAATCCTCAGCTGGCTGCAGCGCGGCGCTGAGCCCACCGCGGCACCCCGGCGGCGGATGTATCAGGGCGCGGCGGTCAGCCGGCTGACCAGCGACTGGGTGACAGGCGGCACCAGCGCCGACGCGGAGATCAAGGGCAGCCTGCCGCGGTTGCGCAACCGCTCTCGCCAGCTGGTGCGCGACAACGACTACGCGCGCCAGGCGATCCGCGCGGTGAAGAACAACGTGGTCGGCACCGGCATCAAGATGCAGGCGCAGGTGCGGATGGTGCGCGGTGGCGGCCGGCTGGACCAGCAGGTGAACGATGCGATCGAAACCGCCTGGAAGGTGTGGGGCAAGAAGCAGCACTGCCACACCGGCGGACGGCTGAGCTGGCACGACATGGAGCGGCTGGTGCTTGGCGCGATGGCCGAGAGCGGCGAGGTGTTTCTGCGGAAAGTGCGGCAGCCGTTCGGTGGCAGCCGGGTGCCGTTCGCGCTCGAGGTGATCGAGAGCGATTTGCTCGATGACACCTACACCGGCAGCAGCACGATCGACGGCAACGAGTGGCGGATGGGGGTGGAGTGCGACCGCTGGGGCCGGCCGGTGCAGTACGCGTTCCTGAAGAAGCACCCCGGCGATGCGCCGTTCCAGGGGCAGCCCGGCGCGCGGCACAAGCTGATCCCGGCGGATGAGATCATCCACCTCTATCTCTCGGATCGGCCGGGCCAGACCCGCGGTGTGCCGTGGCTCGCGACTGCGATCCAGCGGCTGCACCATCTGGCTGGCTACGAGGAGGCAGAGGTGATCCGCAGCCGGGCCAGCAGTGCGCTGATGGGCTTCATCGAGAGCCCGGAGGGCGAGCTGCAGGGCGATGAGGTGCTCGACGGTGAGCGCGTGTCATCGTTCGAGCCTGGGGTGTTCAAGTATCTGGCGCCGGGCGAAAAGGTGACGGTGCCGGCGCTAAACGCGCCTGATGGGCAGTTCGAGCCGTTTCTGCGGGCGATGCTGCGGGCCATGGCGGCGGGTGTGGGCTGCAGCTACGAGAGCATCAGCCGCGATTTCTCGCAGACGAATTACTCCAGCAGCCGGCTGTCGCTGCTCGAGGATCGCGACCACTGGCGTGCGCTGCAGCAGTACCTGATCGAGAACTTGCATCAGCCGGTGTTTGAGGCATGGCTGGAGATGGCCGTGCTGAGCGGCACGCTGAACCTGCCGTTCTACGAGACCGATCCTGAGCGCTACCGGGCCATCCGCTGGATGCCGCGCGGGTGGGCATGGGTGGATCCGGCCAAGGAAGTGCAGGCCTACAAGGACGCCGTGCGCTGCGGCTTCAAGACCTTGGGCGAGGTGGTGGCTGAGCAGGGCGGCGACCTCGAGGAGCTGCTGGTGGCCCGCGCGGCCGAGCTGCAGATGGCCGATGAGCTCGATCTGACGTTCGACACCGACCCGCATGAAGTGAACGCCAGCGGCACGCAACAGGCCGGCGACGTGGCGGAGGACCAGGCCGAGGAGATGGACCCGGCCGCTGACCCTGACAGCAACGACGATAATGTTGAGGACAACACCGAGGGCACCGATGGACCTATCGCGTGATCTTGAAGGGCAGCTGCTGAAGCGCGCCGAAGTAGCTGACTTCACGGTCAGCGAGGACGAGCGCACCATCGAGTTCCCCTTCTCTTCTGAGTATCCGGTCGCCCGTTATTTCGGGAATGAGATCTTGGCCCACACGCGTGAGGCTGTGGATCTGGCTCGCCTGAATGACGGTGCGCCGCTGCTGTTCAACCATGACCCCGGCAAGGTGGTCGGCGTGGTCGAGCGCGCATGGATCGACGGCAAGAAAAAGCGCGGCTATGTGGCCGTAAAATTCAGCCGCAATGCTTTCGCGCAGGAAGTGCTCGCCGATGTTCGCGACGGCGTGCTGCGCAATGTGTCAGTCGGCTATCAGATCGCCGACATGGAACAACGTGGCGAAGACTTCGTAGCGACCCGCTGGAGTCCCTACGAAGTGAGCGTGGTTAGCATACCTGCAGACCCAACGGTCGGCGTCGGGCGTGCTCTCGACGCTCAACCTGCGGCCCCCGCCGCATCACCAACCCCCCAACCAGAACCTGAGGTTCCGATGGACAACACCCCTGACATCTCAGCGGTGCGGGCTGAAGCGGCTGCCGAGGCTGCCAAGGCTGAGCGCGCTCGCATTGCCGGCATCACTGCCCTGACCGAAAAGCACGGCATGGCCGATCTGGGCC